TGAATATTAAACTTGAATTGAGTTGGACTTAGGTAGTCTAACTTCTCAGGTTGTCTGTCTATTGTTCTTGTTGTTGCCATGTAAGTATTTATAAGAAAAAGGGGAGTACCCTTTCGAGTACTCCCCAAGTTTGATCACAAACTTTCTTATTATTATTACATAAGGTTTGTGACTTTAACGCGACGATACCAAGCGTTGGTGTTTGCGTCGAGTGAAGCGTCAGCATTGACGGTATCACCAGCAGCAACGGCACCAGCAGCAGCGAATGGGTTAGCAGCCATACCATAGCGTGTCTTGAACCCAATCTTTGGCTGGAAGGAGTTTTCACCAACGGCACGAACCATCTGTAGTGGAACGTATGGGCAATAGAAGAACCCAGCGTCGTAAGGTGATGTACCCTTGTAACCAACAACGTAGTACTGAGAAGCAGCAACGTTAGCGGAATATGGATCAACATATACCTTATAACGACCGTTCATTGTACCAGCGAATGTGTTGGCAGTGTCATCAACGTTTAGTGAGTTGTTGAGGGCAGGGGTGTAATCGAGAACACCAGCCATCTGTAGGGCAGAAGCAACGTCTGCTGAACAGATGATTGTGTTACCCTTACCGCGACGTGTCTGCTGACCAATTGCGTTAGCATCACGCTCGATCTGGAACATTAGACCCTTGAACTTCTCAACTGACCAACGACCGTTTGAGTCTGTGTCTAGGTCGAAGATACCAGCAGTTGTTGTGTTAACTGCGGCACCCTTAACGGCGGTCACATAAAGTGAACGGATGACTTCACGGTTGATTTCAGCAAGAATTTCTGTGCTGAGAATGTTGGAAAGTTCTGTCTCGGCGTCAAGACCGTGGATTGCCTTAAGGTCTTGTGCGAGTTCCATTGTGTACTCGGCCTTGAGGGCGCGTGACACAGCGGTAACAGTTGACTTCTCAATTGAGAATGCCATTTCTGCGAAAGCGTTTGTGGCGCTGTCACCGAGGGCTTCTGCCTGTGAACGTGTCATACCAGTTGCACTGACATATGTGCCTGGGGAAGGCGAGTCGTTAAGAACAGCAGGGTTAGTCTCTGTTGCACCAACGTCGCCACCACCGATTGTACCAGCAGCGTTCTGGTTTGAAATGTCTGGCATTGCTTCGTCAACGAGAGCTTCTGCACCATCCTGTGAGGTGAATGAAGAACGCATTGCAAAGATTAGACCAGTTGGACCTGTCATTGGCTGAACACCGCAGACATCATAAGCAATGAGGTTTGGCATTGCACGACGAACTAGGGAAATTAGAATTGGGTCCCATGTGTCCATCTGACCACCACCCATGCTGTTGACAGGGGCGGTTTCTGCGAGGAAGCCACGATCCTCACGGAGAGCCTTCTCTTGGTTCTCTAGGATAATTGTAGTAACAGCGCGCTTATAAGAATCTTTGATCTCTGGAAGATCAGAGTGATCTAGGACGGGCTGCCACTTTTCTTGTAGATGTTCTGTCTGAAACATTTGTTTCTCCTTATTAATTAATTACATCTAAGTGGTTTATTATGAATTATTGGCGCGAGCCTTAGTCTTTGTGATTGCAGTCATGTACTTAGCCATGCTGTCACTAACACTAATGTCCTGTGCTGCGCTGTCAGATACTTCATTATCAATAACTTGTTCTGTGATCACTTCTTCACGAACCTTGGGGAAATAGTTCTCCTTGATTGTGTCGAGTTTTGCACGGAATGAGTCTTCGTCAACGAAGTCAACATCCTCTACAAGTGACTTGAACTTTTCAATTTCTGTGTCGGTTAGGTCTTCAGAGACTTCAACGACAACATGTTCGCGAACAAGTGAACCGTTCTTTTCTTTAAGAGCGATATTCTGTTCAAGAACCTCATTTACCTTCTCTTCTAGTTCTGCAATCTTATCAGACTGAGCACCTAGTACGTCATACTTCTCGTCAGGAACGTCAATGTAATGATCCTCGAAAAGTTGCTTAAGACCAGAGATGAAGTCTTCTGCGATTTCACCCTTGAGTCCACGCTCGATTGCGAGTTCATTTTCCTTTGTCCATTCCTCAACAACGTAGTTAAGATAGGTATCAATTTTGTCAGTCATCTCATCCTTTGCTTCTTCAAGCTTTGCGTCGAACTCATCGACTGTTGCCTGATATAGACGGGCGATTTCTTCGCGGGTCTTGGACTTAACGGCTGCTTCGAAGATTGTGGATGCCTTTGCCTTGAAGTCTTCGGAGAGTTCTTCACCCTCAACAAGAGCGTCAACGTCTTCCTTGACGTTAATGGACTTGATCTTCTCTTCAATGGCCATCTTTGCAGCTTCGAGCTTCTTAAGCTCTTCCTGCATTTCCTTATCTTCTTCATCGTCTTCCTCTTCTGGGTGCATCGCGGACATGATTTTCCCATACTGAGCTTTGAGGTCTTTTGCCTTCATATTTTCCATTTCTGAATACATCGCCTTCAACATTTCCATTTTTGTACGGGGGGCGGCGGCTTCTTCAATTACCTCGTCATCACTTTCGTGATCTTCTGAAACCTTTTTGACCTTTTTCATAGGTTCGGCTGGTTTCTCGCCTTTCTGTTGTGCATCACCACCAATTTCCTTTGCACCTTTTGCTGCAACGTCTGTTGGGGATGATGCGGCTTCTGGATCGACTACAGGTGCGCCACCATCTTGGACTTCACCATCGACCTTTCCACCCTTTTCTGCTGGGACGGCACCCTTTTTCTGGGGGTCACTTTCATTTGCTTCTTCAAGCTCAGCAAGGACTTCCGCCTCCAACTCTTCAATTGTTTGTTCTAGTTCTGACATAGGATGCCTCCTTTTTGCAGTAATAAAATTACTAATATTTATTTATAAATTATAATCTTTTTAGGAACTTCGCAAATGCAAGTGCTTTCCGCGATTCGTCAAGTCTTGCCTGTTTTGCATCAAATTCCCTCTTCATCTCAACCAATTCTGCTTCAAGTAGAGCACCGTTGTTCCAAACCCACTCTTTTCCTTCCATAATACCTTCTACGAAAGCATTAGGAGCGGATGGATCAGCAACGATATCGGCCGCCGTTGCGAGGTAGAAGTCGTCGCGAACATAGTTTGCACCATTTTTTTGTTCTAGACTACCCATACCACGCGAGGAAACGCCGAGTTTAGCACCCTCGTCCATGAGATTCTTTACGATTTCACCCATTGGTGTAGACATGATCTTTGCCTCACCAATAAAGTTCTTACCGTCTTGTTCCAGACTTGTAATCATGTGTGAAACTCTTTCAAGGTTCACGGTTGGTCCGTCTGGGTGACCTAATTCACCGAAAGCACGACTCTCTTTGATGAAATTCTTGTTGTACTTTGCAACTTCCTTTGCAAGTACTTGTTCTGGATAAACACGGCCATTTCGGTTTTTGATATCCGATTGCATAAAGATACCTTTAATCTTGTAGCTCTTCTTACCGTCTTCTTTTTCTTCGCAGATATATTCTACTTCTTCTACTTGTTCTGAGAACAGTTTGACCGTGTTAGACATTTTTATTATCCTTATACTAGGTTATCGTAACCAGCGACTTTTCTTAATTTAAGAATTAGAGTCGTTGCACCAGCAGAGGTTGCACGAATATCGCCAGTATATCCAGTTGACTTTGGGTTGATTGCAAGAGTTGGTAGTCCATCTGCAAATCCCAACTTACCGTTTCCGACAAGTGCAAGTGCAGTATCATCTGTATCTGCATCAAACTCTAGTAGTAATGTTCCTCCAGTTGTACACCATGCAGCACCCACAATATCTAGTGCAGGACTTGAATCATGACCATCCAGTGCAGATGCATCAAGAATGGTTGCTTCTGTCTCTGCTGCGGTACAAGTTGCTTTGACTGTCACTTCAAAGTCTTTATCCGATAGAATTTGTGTTGCCCAAGCCATATCTTAGTCCTTAAATGTTTAGCATTTCTCGTTCAAAGTAAGACATTAGGTCTTTTTCCGACACTTTGAACCGTTTTGAAACGTCTTTTATTGTTTTTTCAAAACTATTTAGGAAATCTGAGGGTTTGGAATCCATAATACTGAAAATGGAGTCAACAGCATCCTTCATCTTAGGAGAAAGTTTCCGATACTCCTTAGACTTACGATGTTCATCCTTCTCTAGAACTGTCTGTTCGTAGATGTCCTCAATCTTCCTCATTTACGTCAGCTTCCTGATCAACATACTCAACAGGTGACTTGACAAAACTGTTTGCAACGTCTCTACGTTGCATCTCTAGTTTGTTACCCACTCTATTTGCCATGTCGTCTTGAAAAATTCTTTCTGCCTCAATATTGTTTCCTGAGACAATTGCGTTTAGTAAATCTTTTGTAGCGTTCATTATGACTCTCCACCTTTCTCTGGTTCTTCATAATCAGGCATCTGGTCCGGTCCAACAACAGCACCAGAGCCATCTTGTGGATATCTTGTAATACCATCACCACCATCTGGCATATCAATGCCACCTTCAAGTGGATCGGAATCAAGTTCTTTTCTAATTTGATCTCGCATCTCTGCAATATCTGCGTCAGTCATATTCAATACACGTTTGAGGACATATTCTTTTGAAAAGAATGTTCCAACGTATGACTGAATGCTGTCAAGTGTTTGAATTCTGTCGTTAAGTAGTTCTGCCTCTTTCAGTTCTGCAAAGTGACCATCTTCTAGGAAGTCAAACTGAATATGCTCTTGCATATTTGGCCAGTCCTCTGGTGAGATTACACCTTTCAATAGAAGGTTTGTCTTCAATAGGTCTACGAAGAGGGGGGTAAACTTCTTACGGATACGTTGTACGAATTTTGTGAATTTAAGTTCGTCTCTAGTGATTTCAGTTGTTCTGCCGAGAGAGAAACCTTGCTCTGCTTCAAGTCTTGAAATCGGCACGTTAAGTGAACGGTATAGTTTCCGTTGGAAATATACGATGTCATCAATCTCTCCAAGATTAGAACCGCCAGGAAGTGTGGTAATCTCTGTTCCTCTACCACCTTCTCTTCGTGGCAACCAGAAGTCTTCTAACATACTCATGTGGTTGCGGTCATCACGAATTTCACCTGTGTTTGCATCGTAAACAAGTTTGTTACGATAACGGTTCATAACATCTTTTAGATACTGTTCTGCCTTGACTTTTGGTAGATTACCAACGTCAATATAGAAAATCCTACGTTCTGGTGCGCGAGAGATACGATAGATAACCAACGCATCCTCAATCATCCGCAACTGATTGACAGGTTTGATTGCTTTGTGTAGATAAGAAAGAACACGACCTGATGAACTGTCAATCAAACCAGAAGGAACATAACAGATTGCATCCTTAGAAATACGAATACCCTGACTTGGGGATGAAGACAGACCGCCCAGACCAACAAAACCCTTTTCATTGTATAGGAAATACTCGTTGACTGACTCAATCATATCAACTTCAGTTTTTTGGTCTTTCTTTTTCTTTGTCTCTCTGACCTTCTTAATCTTCATAGGGTCAATATTACGAACCTGTGTAATACCACGCCGAGGATTAGAAGTGTCAATAACTTTGTGATAGTAGATGCGACCGTCAACGTACCACCGTCTAAAGATATCGTGTCCCTTGACACTAAAATCTAATAGACGAAGAACCTCGTTGAACTCGTCACGAATTCTTTTCTTAATCTTCTCTGGATAGGGTAGATTGTCTAGTGTGATTTGTACTGCAACGTCATTCGTATTTGCTACGATTGATTCGTTTACGATATCCTCAACTGCGGCATCACACTCAGCCTGCAATGCGATATCTCTGTATCTTCGAATAAGATCAACATCTGATCTTTCACGCCCGTCTGTGTTGAGTACAGACGATAAAAAACCACCGCCAGCAACGTCAATCGCGCCGTCGTCAGGAGTAGGGGTGGTGAATGTCTTTTCACCACCCTCTACTTCTTTGGTTGCTCTTTGAATTTGGAACCCAAAAAGTTGTGCCATAATATCTCCTACTAATTTCTACTATTTAGTAGGTTATTAAAAGTTCACGCCTGAAGCTTCAAAGTGTTGATATCTCCATGTAACTTCAAATTCTTCAATCGCATCTGCTGTGTCAGATGTTAGTTCAATTGCAGAAATTGTTGTTGGCCATGCACTTCTAAAGATATATGTCTTTAGCACTGTATCGTCACGATCAAGTTGTTCCACTGTGAGGTCCGTCTGATAATCAGCAGGAGCAATCACGCCAGTGTTGTCTGCAAGATCGTTGATACCGTTACTCCAACGTTCCATCGCATTGCGGATCATGAAGTCTGTGTCATTCATGAACGTAGTTGTCCATGTTTCATCAAACGTTCTGTCACCAGCAATGTAGATGTTTCTGCCTCTGAATGGGATAGCAATCTCACCCAAAGTTTGTGCAGGAAGGTTGGAGGCACGAACTAGAAATGAGGTTCTACGAACATCAAGTCCAATTGCAATGCCAGGTGGTGGAGTGATTGTCACACGAAACTGGTTCGCACGAGCACCACCACCAAGTAGGTTAGCCTTAAAATCGTCGATATTAGCCATGATTAACCTCCTACCTCACTAAACGATACGCCTGTTCTTACGGCAATAAAGTTCAGTGTAATAAAGTTAATGGAACGAGCAGGTTTGATGTAAATGTCACCAATGAACTCGTTACGGTCAATCACCTCACCAGTGTTGTTTGTTGCGTCACAAACTACACGGAAGTCGGTAATACCTCTACGACCTTGGACATCACGAAGGAATGGTTCAACTAGGTTGCGGAACTGTGCCCGAGTGAACTCATCGTTGAATTCGAAGAGTTGGAACTTAGCAGCAGTTGCGATTGCCTTCTCAAGAACCAAGAACAGACGACGCACGTTAATGCGGTCAAATGCACTTGGTTTTGAAAGTGCAGTCTTATCACCGAATAGAACCACACCCTGGCCAGGGAAGTCCGTTACAGGATTAACTCTTGCACGGTATAGACGATCTCTCTCTGCCTTCGTTGGGTTGAAGGAGAGTTTGATTGCACCGCGGACATTACCACGGTTGTAACCAGCAGGTGAGAACCAAGGGTCTGCAACACCATCTGTGTATGCACAAAGACCAGCAGTGTCACCATTTAGAGGAACGAAGCGATACACATCGTTGTACTTGTCGTAAATGTACTTGTATCCACTGTCGTAAACCATGTAAGATGATGATGGGCAAAGGTCAAATGCATCAATCACATTGTCTGCCTGTGTGATGTTAGATGTAACATTCACTGTAGCAGCACGATATGGTGATACGAAACCAACACAGTCTTTCCTCAACTCAACTAGGTCTGTAATCATGGTCACATGAGTGTCCTGTGCAGATTTACTATCTGCAACACCAGAACTTGGACCACCTAGAACTAGGTTGATGTCAAGTGATTCTGTGTCTGCAAACTTGTCGTATGCAAGGGCAAGTTCACCAGCGGTTACTGCATAGTCATCTGTACCACTTGCAAGAGTACTTACAACAGGTGCATTCACAGCAGTGTATGTTGATGTTGTGTCTGTACCCCAGTTTGTACCAGCAGATGTATGATCCATCCAGTAAATGTAGTTAGACTGACGGAAAATAACGTCTGGATAGTAGTTTGAACCACCCTGTGCAGTCTTTGCGACAGGGTTCTTAGACATATTTGGGAATACTTCAAGAACACCGTTTGTACGGTTACCAGCAACGTCTACGTCGAAACCAGTAATGTCACCAGTTGTATCATAAACAACAACGTGGAGTTCATCACCAGAACCACGACCGTTTGCAGTGGCCCAATCTGATGTGCCTGGGGCAGCATCAAACAGGTCATAGAAACGCCAACGTCTGCGAATGAAACTGTTATCAGGAATGACTGCCTTAACACCAGAACCGTTTGGATCGTCTTTTAGACGAACTGTAAGGTCATTTGTAGAAATTGCAGTAATTTCGTACTCGTTTCCTTCGTCCCCAGTGTTAAATGTGAATAGTGTTGCGTCTGAAGATGCATCTGCACTTGAGAAGGAGATAAGATCACCAACATTAAAGGCAGTACCGTCATCAACACCGATTGTTGTTGAACCAGCAGCATCTTCACCAGTTGTCTGGTTAGAAGAACCAAGGTTCTCTTCGAATGCAGTAGCAGTGGCGCAGATGGAAATACCAATACCATTTGCCCAAGTACCGGCAGTTCTTGCAGCCCACTCACCGACAGATGCCTGTCCAGTAGAATATGCTGCGAGATAGTGGTCTGTGTCCCGAATAAGGACCGCAGAACCAGTTGCAACAGCGTTTACAATACCTGATTCTGCACGAACTACTCGTAGTGCATCACCGTATTGTAGAAAGCTTGCACAGGTAAACCACCATTCGAAGTTATTTCCGTTTGGTTTACCGAAAACTTGTACCAATTCCTGTTCAGATGAGATTGCTGTTACAGTAGAAACTGGACCCTTTTCGAAAGGACCAGCAATCGCACCAATAGAAGTTGATACAGCGGGAACGACGTTTGTAAGATCAATTTCTCTTACTTGAACGCCAGGTGAAACTAGAAATCCCATTGTTTTACTCCTTAGTTAAAGAGTTGTTATTCTCTGAAATTATTTATAAAAAAGTCGATTTGCAAACCGTCGATTTATAAGTGTTATATCATATAAATAACATTATGAATGATCATTACGAGAAATACAAAGAAACCATCAAAAAGGTATCTAGGAGAAACTACCAGAAACGTAAGATACTTCTGGAAGAGTTTCTAGTTGATAAATCTTGTAGACACTGTGGTGAGTCTGAGCATGTGTGTCTAAAGTTCTATCCTCATGATGCAGAGATACGCAAGGTATCAAAGAGAGTTGGAACAAGTGATGATAGCCGAAAAGAAGTCTTTCATCTCATAGACCAATCAGTTATCCTCTGTTACAACTGCTATATCAAGAAACATCACGATTTAATCGAATTTATTTAACCTATATATAATTATAGTGATTTGAGTCATAAAGGAGTATTATTATGAAATCATTAATTTATGGGGTATTTACCCTACTACTATGCATGTCTTCAGTTCATGCATCAACACCCGCAAAATTTATTATCGACACTGGACCACTTGGAGTCCACAGTTGGTTTTTGAAAGGCATCAAAGACGGTGCATTTTCTAAACGTGGACTAGATATTGAATTTGTAGGAAAGGGTCCAGGCAGTTATAAAGCTGGTCTGGCGCTCGCAACTGGAAGAGCAGATATTGGATACCATGACTATAGTGGTGTAGTTCTTGCTAATAGTAAATCAGATGACCCTAAAGTTTTAGCAATCTTTGTCATTGATGATAAGTTACAAAATGCAGTGTTTACACTTAAATCATCGGGTATTAATACATTCGATGACTTAAATGGACGAAAACTTGGTAGTCATCCCACTAGTTTTACCAACAAGGCACTGTCTACTGTAACATCTGCCAAATGGGTAGATGTTCCTGTACACATGCCTGCCCGTGTCCCTGCACTGATTTCTGGACATGTTGATGCGATTGGTGCTTTTCCTACATCTGTACTTTTTAGTCTAGAAAATGCAGGAGTTGATATTAACGAGTTAAACATCCTTAAACTTAGTGACCACTTTCCAATGGCAGTAAGTCGAGTAATTTCTGTAAATGCAGATTGGGCATCAGAAAACCCACAAGCAGTGAAAGTTCTTCGTGAAGTGTCACGAGAACTATTAAATGATTTTATTAAAAATCCTGCCGCAAGTGTATCTGCATTGGAAGGTCCAATCGTATCCACAGATAAAAAGGTGAACACTGAAATTAGAAGGGCTCAATACGGTATTGATGAACTTGTTATGACACCATTTGTACAGAAGAATGGAATTAGTAATCCTAGTGCGGTTGGTCCTCGTTTAAGTGAATATACAAATCTACTAGTAGAAAAACTAAACTTACCAACTCGTCATCCAGACAACAAGTATTTTATTCTAGATTAATGAAACACACATTTGTAACTATTTCTGTAGTTGTACTAACATGGGAACTATTGATAAAGGGTGGTTATATTCCTGGCTTATGGGATATAACCACCACCTTCTTTGCGTTATCAGTTGATCCTAATTTTCTTTATAACCTATGGATTAGTTTGTTAAGACTCGTTGTAGGTTGGTCAATTGGAATGTTGTTTGGAACAACCATCGGCATCTTCATGGGCAGTAACATTCATGTGAAGAAACTTACAATGCCATTGGTCAGTTGTTTGTTTCCCATTCCAAAAATCGCACTACTACCTCTGTTCATAGTTCTTCTAGGAATAGGGGAATTGAGCAAGATAACAACTATCTTTATTGGTGCGTTCTTTCCAAGTATATTGAACGCATACAATTCTGTCATAAGAACACCCACCATCTATGTGGAAGCATCTCGTTCTTGTGGTGCGGGTTATTGGCCCACCTTGCGGAAAATAGTTTTACCATATAGTATGCCGACGATAATCGCAGGATTTAGGACAAGCGGTAGTTTGTCATTGGTGTTGTTGGTTGCAGCAGAAATGTTAGGTGCAAAATATGGTTTAGGAAACTGGATATTCATGACCGGCGGAGAAATGGATTTTGCAGAAATGTTTGCTGGAATAATCTGGCTCAGTCTAATTGGTTTAGGAATTGGTTGGGGTACAGAGTTTTTGAAACGTAGATTTTGTAATTGGAGCACATATGGTGAGGGTGTTTGATTACCAATCACTACCATAGTCTCTGACTATTGGTGACCAACGAGTTCCATACTCGTCAACCATCTCACCGATATTCTCATCTTCTAATCCGTTTACAACAAAACCAAACGGAGCCATATCCTGTTCCAATGCGTCTTGTTGTTCTCGCATCATAGTTCTACGAATGTCATTATCAGTGAGTTCTTTGAAGTATTGTTGGTCTGTCATCCATGCAAAGATGAAAAGACATGCAACCAAGTCATCGTTACACCCATCGTCTGCTTCATGAGAATGTCCCTTGACGATAAATGTAGAGAGTTCGTTGATACAGTCGTAATCTTCTATGATGAGTTTGTTGTCCTCTACCAACTGTTTTAGGTTTGAACATCCAATCTTTTTGACTGCCTTGGTTGTTCTCACACCCAACTGAGCCCTACCACCAGAGAACCCACCACCAAGAACCTGTCCTGCTCGTCCACGCATGGATGCCATAACTAGGTTGTCATACTCTAGATCAAACTGCATTGCGTTTGCGACCTGTTCACCAATATCGTTCACCTCAATCAATACGAATGCCTGATTGTATGCCCTTGCAACATCGTATATCTTTGAAGGAAAGATAAGAGGTTTCAGTTCGTTGTCTCTAAACTTTGCAACCAACTTGTACGGCATCTGTGTTACATCAAACACACAGAATGCAGAATAGTCGTTTGCAGTACCTCTAGAAACGTCTGCGGTGAGGACGTAGGTGTGTCCTTCCTGTGGGGGTATGTGAACATCCAACCCTGCATTAGATTGTTTGGGTTCTCTGTAAGTCATCACACGAAGTTTGGATGGTGAGATAAGTGTGTCAATAGAACCAAGGAACTCACATTCAAACTCTGTGTTGAACTGCGCCTCTGACGTATTCTTGATTGTCTCTGCCTTCCATGCCTCGTCTCTACCAGGCACTTCTGACCAGTGAACCTCAATAGGAACGTATGTGTTACGTCCCTCTTCTGCATCCACCCACAACTTGTAGAACATATTCATACCATGCGGTGTAGAAACAATCATCACCTTCGTTGACTTACCAGATGAAATCGTAGGATACACAGAACTGAAGAACTGTTCTGCTACGTTAGCAGGAACGTATGCAAACTCATCAAGAAAAATAATGTTATATGAACCACCACGAACAGCACTAGCCGAAGTGGAACTTGCAAGAATTTTAGAACCATTCTCTAACTCCAAGGAACC